GCGGCGGCGGCAACCACAATAAAGTTCATGCTACGCTCTTCGTTTTTGGCTACTTCCTTGCCGTTCACGATCATACGCCACACACCACCCTTGATGGAGATACGCTTATACTGACCACCACTGCCTGCAAGTGAATCGGTTACATCATCCTGTGCATCTCTCAAATAGGCTGGTACGCTTGCGCCATTAGAAAAAAGTGTCATTTGGCTCATAAATAATCTCCATCTTCGTTTAAGTATTGTTCAGTTGTTTCTTCACTATCCGATTCGATTTGCGCTTCGACTATCTCCTCATCTTCGGTAGTGTCTTCAGGTTCAGGTGGTAGCTCGGTGTCTGCAAATCGATACAGGAATTCTTCTACTTGCTCTTTACTGAATCGTAGTTGTCTGCCTAGCTTCGAACATTTCAAATCACCGCTACGGGTGTAGCGTCTAACAGTCTCCTCGCCTACCTGCAGGAATGCAGCCAATTGGGGTACCGTCAATAACTTTGGTTTTGGTTTTTCTTCTGTCATCTTGCCCTCGTTACTCGAACTGAGTATTTACTATCTGAATTAAGACCTTTTGGGACTTCGCCGGGGTTTGCCTCCATGAAGGCTTTTAGGTTTCCTTGGTGTATACGTTGCTCCAATAAGTTAAGAGCGTCATGCTCCCGTATAAATTCATGCATAGAAGCCCAGTCACTTGTCCAAAATCTAGTAGACACGGATCGCGATACAGTACCAGCACTGGTACGCATACTTTCAACACCTGTTTCTCTGCACAGGTCTAGCAATTTGTGAGCTACTAATTCTAACTGGTCTTCCAGCTGTTTGTCTTGTTTTTCATACTCTCTTGCTAACTCAGCTCGTTTATCCCGTATCTTTACATACGTTGCTACCAGCCTGTCAGCTGTCACTTCAGCCATAAATTATCTCCTTTACTTAACTTCACCCCCTTAACGTGGAGGGACCGTTATGCGTACTATAATATATCTTTATACGCTAGTCAACTACTTTTTACTACATACTACGCTTGAAGAACATCTTTATACAAGTCTAGTAGTCCGTCAAGCAAATTGCCTTTCTGTTCCAACGCTTTGTAGAATCTCTCCTCTACCGGAGAACCACATAAATGCACAACTGTGCATGGTGTATCCTGTCCCGCCCTATGTACCCTATCATTCGCTTGGATATAAGTTTCAACAGATGGCGTTGGGCTCCACCACACCACGACGTTAGCCGCTGTTAATGTCACCCCATGACTCGCACTTCGCGGTTGGATAATCAGGATATGGGGGTCTGGCTTAGTCTGGAAATTGTTGAATATCTCTGACCGTCTGTTAAGCGGAACACCGCCATGTATGACATCGGTGGAATAGCCTTTCTTGCTTAGGTAATCCTGCAAGACAGCAATAGAGTGCTTGAATGTAGCAAACACAATAACTTTCTTACTTGCCTCTTCTACAATCTCTTCTAGCGCTGTCAGGCGGTTATTACAATCAAACTCTATAACTTCCTTGTTGTCACTATAGACAGCACCTGACGCTATCTGCATAAGCTTGTTTAGGTTTATGGCCGCATTAGCGGTACTTATTTCTTCACCTGCCGCTTCTATAAGCATCTGCTCTTTCAACTGCTTGTAGTATTTCTTTTGTTGCGCGGATAGCGGAACTTCACGCGTGGTATATGTGCGTTCTGGCAGGTCTAAACATTCAGCTTTAGTAAATCTAACCGCAGGTTGCAACACCTTATAGACGAACTCCATCGCATTAGGTCTAGGAATATATTTATGTTGTGTGACTTTATACATCACATCATCACGAAATCCACCAAAAAATGGGGGTACAGAACTAGGGTTCATAAGTTTAGCCAGACCATAGGCATCGGTAGGTGATTGTGATGCAGGAGAACCAGTTAACCCCCAGAGCCATGTATTCGGTTTAACCAAGCTGTTCATGACTTTCCAGCGTTTAGAATTGGAGTTCTTATAATGGTTGTATTCGTCGATAACGATAAGGTCAAATTTACTTTTGGAAATAGCATCCGCCACGATCTCAATACCGTCGTAGTTAATAACAACAATGTCAGCACTACCTTTGATTATCTCAGTGCGTTTCTCTCTGCTACCATGAGCGACATCAACCGTTCTATGCATGACACTCTTAAACGCATCAGCCTTCCAAGCGCTGTGCATAATGGATAGTGGGCAGACGATCAATACCCTACGAATATACCCTTTAGTCATCAAGTAGTCCGCCGCCCATAGCACGCTGACGGTCTTGCCGGTGCCCATTTCGTTGAGACAATACGCCCTTTTATGTAGCGTAAGAAACGCAGCTGTTTCTTTTTGGTGGCTAAACGGTTTATATAACCCATGCCATGCGTAGTCTTTATTGATTGGCGAAGGTACGTTTTTAATACCCAAGTTCTTCAGCACTATGCACTCATCAAACCCCCAATGCACAAGCACTTCAGACACATCGCCTTTCGTACCGACTACCTTACTTTTAGGTATTACCTCTGTTACACGGCTTGGGTTGCGCAAAAGTAACTTGAGCGCTTTGTTCTCAATTATTTCCATAACTCCTCAACACTGCTTACGGCAGTGAATCGATTAGATCAAATCTTCTTCTATGTCTTCTAGTACATCGAACAACGGGGGTTTACCCAAGCTCTTATCGAAATACCATGCACGAATCGCCTGTTTGCATATTTTACGCTCGCGTTTAGCTATTAGCAGGGTTAGAGTCGTTAGGGCTTCAATGTTACGCTCTATGGTTGACTCAGGTACCCCTGCTTCTATTGCTAATCTGCTGACGCCTTTGGTTGTTACTCTCATCCTTTCGTATCGTAAAGTGATTTAGGTTTATGGTTCTTTGTTCTAGCGTAGCTTTCATTGTTTTTCTTAGTATCTAAAAAGTACCCATCCTTATTCGAGCCACCTCTGGAGAGTGCTTTCTTGTGCGATACATCTTTACCTGTTCTATCTACGCCTTTCTTGTCTAACTCGCGTCTTGCACGTTGGCGCTCCATCCGGTCTGCAAAAGCCCCCGGACGTTTCTTCTCTAACTCTGTCTCGTGTTTGTAGTTACGTTTATCTTTTGGTGTTGGCATATCAGTCTCCTAGGTATGTCGTCCATTATGCGGGCATGACAGCACTTCGCAATACTTACGGCATAAGCCATTTGGGTTAGCGTTAAATACGCCTGTATTATAAGCAACTTCGCGCCTTGCGAGTATAGGGTTTAGTACGCTAAATATCTCGAACCGTCTATCGAACGTATAGTTCTCTTTAACAAACGAATTGCATACTACAAACAGCAACCCTGCTTTAACATACTTCACTTCTGGGAACTTCAGGAACACACACGCTGCCATTAACGCAAGCTGCCTAGTATCCGCATACTTTGACGATTTGCTAGTCTTGTAGTCAATTATTCTTGCAGTGTCGCCATCTACTATCAGTAGGTCAGCAATCCCCCTATACCACACGTCATCAGCATAGAAATCACACGCCTCAAGCCGCCCATCACGCTTGGTTATACCAAACTTTATCTCACAGTATTTTTCACCTGTGAGATTTTTCAATCGTTTTAATGCAGGTTCAGCAAACCTAAACATATCAGGAATAGGCTTACCGTCCCGTATGTATTCTTCCGCCGCTAGATGGAATGCTGTCCCATAGAGCGTAGCTTCATTGTCAGTAAATTTAACTTCTTTTGTTACACGCTCTGCTTCATACTTGCGCGGACACGTTTCGAAAAGCTTAGCGGAGCTATAGCTCCAAGCTGGAAGAGACATTGATACCCGTTCCTCATAAAACCTTCCCCATTTTAAACTCTAAGCTACGACCGTATCCACCTTCTGCATCCAACGGGATGTCAGGCATCCACACGGGCGGGACTCTTAATTGCTGTATAACAAAACGTAATACATCATTAGCTTCATCCTCGCGCGCTAATAGATAGCAGGCGTCATGTATAGTGAGGAGGATCCTATACTCTTTCTCAATGCGTAGCATGGCTTCCGCAATAATGCATCTGGCTAACGCTTGCGTTATCCCTTGAAACACTTTGCTTCCGTATAGTTTATCACGCTCTCTTCTATTTTTCATCACTGACCATTCCCAACGAAGTCCTCTCGTTGTCTCTACCTTGTCCTTCCTTAGGTCAGGGTACCGCATATATAAACCCGAAGGCAGCAAAGCGCCTTCTGCCCCATGTACTGCGATTAGATTGTTTCTCCCCATATACATAGCGTTGTTATGCAGCACGCACTCAAGCACTTCATCACCTTGCCCCCATGCGTCTACCACTTCGGTGTATTCGTTACGGTACAGCGTTACGATCCGTTTAGCCTCCTCTGCGCCTATGTCCTTACCACTCATCAGCTTTACTTGATTGCGTAGCTTAACTGAACCAGTCCCGTAGATTAAGGACAATTGGGCGGTCTTACCCATAAAGCGTTGTCCATCCGTTATCTCAGAAATAGGAATGTTATACACTGTCGATGCGAAGTCCTTATACAGATCGATGCCTTCACCTAATAGCCGCATCTTATCTAACTGCCCAGCAAATGCTAACCCCATCCGTAACTCGATAGCAGACAAGTCAGCGCCCACAATCACATACCCATCAGGGGCTACGATAGCGCCTTTAAGTTTAGACTTGCGAGGCAGGTTCTGAAGATTGATTTTGTCCGTGGCTGACCATCTCCCAGTTCGCGCACCGTAGTACATCAGTGGTACAGGCAGTAAGGAGTCTCGATATGGACGGTCTGATATTTCTATAAACCGCTGGGTGCGTGTCTCTTCTAAGGTGGATTTAGTGCCTAACCGTGCGGCTACTATGGCTTGCACACGTGGGTCGTCATGCTCTGCTAATGCTTTAAACCCTTCATCTGTCTTGGCGAAGGCGTAGGTCTCTAACCCTTTAGAATTTATTTTCGTAGGTGGTTCAACGCCAAACATCTCCAGCACAGAAGCAAACTTCTGGTTACTCATCAGATCATCTTTATTGATGCCACACTCTTCTAATAGCTTTTCCTTCTGTTCTCTAACATCTGCCAAGTGCGCGTACAGCATATCGGTGTCCAGCTTCAGCATCGGGTCTGTATACATGCGTATCGTCATGTCAACCAGCTTTAGCTCACGCATATGTATCTTAGGCAGCATCGCTTTAAACAGCTTATAGGTAAGCTCGACATCATTTATACAGTAGCTACCATACGCATCCATTTCCGTTTTGCTGAAATCTAACCTGCGCTTACCTATTGCATTGAGTACCTCGGTACCTTTTACGCCCAATCTATAATACTCAGCTAAGGCGGCAAGTGATCCTCCTACAGATACAGCATGTAAAGCCCGTGCCATACTCAGAGTACACACAACAGCCTTGGGATATATACCGAACCGCCAACCCAGTATAGCCCCATCAAACATAGCATTATGGGCGATGACCATGCTGTTACCCCAATCGAACTGCGAAAGCCACCCTTTAATCTCTGAGTATGATCCTGTGAACCATCTTGTCGGTTCGTTATTTCTTTTTACCGCTATGCCTATTGCTTCAAAACGAATGTCGTTTACATACGCCTCTGTTGTTATCTTAGACAACGAATAATCCTTGGAGTAGAAAGTTTCGAAATCGATCGTAAGCATATCCATTATATCCACCCCAACGCATGCGCTGCCCACACCCCATTAGTCACAAGCAGTCCTATAAACAAACTGTTTACCGCTTTGGTAAGTACGTATAAGCGCCTAGCGGAGTTCCACATAATAGCGCGGATGTTATTGTTAAGATACTCTACCTCTGCATCATCCGCGATACCCACGAGATTGACTATCAATAGTTCTGTCCGGCAGGTTCTGCCGTCTACTTGTTCTACTTGCTCGTTCATATTGTCTCCAGTAAATTGCGAACATCGTCGATGTTCTCTTCATTGATTAGCAGTGAGTATCCACCTGCTTCGTGTATTATTCTCAGTTCACGCTCTTGTAGAGCGGTGGGTTTGTTCTTGCCTGCCTTGCACTCTATCGCTATGAATCTACCTTTGTAGCAACAGATAATATCGGGTACACCTATCTTAGAATACATGCCACCTATCGGCATAAAGTAGTACGCGCCAAACTCTTTCAGGATATTACGAACTTTATCCTTTACTTTACTTTCTGGTGTAGCAGCCATAAGTCTCCAATGTCAGCACAGTCACTGTGCGAAAGTTAAACAACCATCAAGTCATGAACACTAAGTGCAACTTACTTCCTGTTTAATGCATACACTGACTCGCATCTTTTTTCGGTCTACGAGGACACCGCTTAATGTTCATGCTTCATGATTGATGGCGGCTGGAGCCAATCCCAGCAGTGAGTTATTTGTCTGAGTACTTTCATCAGATCCCAAGTTTCCAATTACCCCCAACGTGCCATTACCGCAGCGGACTGGCTTCCGCATTCACCATCACGGCTGAGGACTGTGGCCTCCATCGGAACATCCAATGGCATTCCTCATGCGTCATGGTGCTGGTTATACGTCCAGCAACGTAATGCTTAATTCAGCCATCGCCATAGCCATCGCCAGAGCCATCGCCATAGCCAGAGCCAGAGCCAGAGCCATCGCCAAAGCCATCGCCATAGCCATCGCCATCGCCAGAGCCAGAGCCATCGCCAGAGCCAGAGCCAGAGCCAGAAATTATTGGTTTATTCAGCGTTGGCATTTGGAGCACCTTCGATGCTTGCAATAGCTTTTTCAGTCGCAGAAATTAGTTCAATTGCTTCGAGCCAAACTGAATCAACGGCTGGTGCGATTCTACTCATGTCATGTTTTATACCGTACATCGAAACACCCGATAAACTGATAGACTCGGCAGCAAACCATTGCCACATTCGTCTGGCATTTTTTACGATAACTTCATTGCCTGATTTTTCGGAAATCTCGCCAAACCAGACTCCCGCTGAATACGTTCTCACTATACATTTTTTACCGATCATGCTATTCAATCCGATGGTTGATGGCGCTTGATTTGTGAATATGTTTGCTAATTCTTTTGCTTGTCCAATCGTCAAATCATTTATGTTCATTTTATTTTTTCCTTTTAATTTATTAATTCAGCCCTAAAATCGCACTCAGCAAAATCAGGGTTATAAACCCTGCAATACGGCTGAGGACTGCTTGGTATGTAGGCTTTAACCAAGATTGATATTCCCACCGTTGCCAAGATTTCAGGTCTTTTCACGGTAATCATTCATTCCTCATGCGTCATGGTGCTGGTTATACGTCCAGCAACGTAATGCTTAATTCAGCCATAGCCAGAGCCAGAGCCAGAGCCAGAGCCAGAGACATAGCCAGAGC